GCTTCTGGTACGAAGCCCAGGCCGCGTCCATAGCAACCTCCTCGTTCGTGAACTTATCCTCAGGCATATCCCAAAGCTGAGAGACTACAGGAGGAGAGGGGGCTAGAGGCCAGGTAGGACCCCACTGGTACTCGGAGCTGGGAGTTGCGAGGATGATTTCCTGGGCAATGTACTGCTGCTTGGGCGAGATATACTCACCGCGGCCCTGGCGCCAAGTGGGGGGAAGCTCTTGACCCCAACCGTTGAGGGCAACAGGAAGACTTAAGGCCATCCCTTGAGAGTGCTTCTCCAGACTCGGCCCCTGGTGTTTCATGAAATAGGCAGTGCCTCGCTCAAGCCAGGACTCATGGCAGGTCTCAAAGGCCGCGGTGATAACCTCGGGTGCCCGGAAGACGTCGGATTCGAGCTTCTTGATCCCAAAGAAGAGGCCAGGACGAAGCGTAGGGCAGCGGACGAAGTCACCATGATGGCGAACGTAGCGTTGGCCATTGATCACACAAAAGTCCCTACTCTCGTGCGACTTCCCTGGGGAGCGCTTGAGCCCGACTGGCTTGGCCACGGACCAGAAAGCCGCCTCGCCAAGTGCCGAAGACCTCGCTAGCCTGTCATCACCATTCACGATGAACGTTGAGAGAAGCGACTTCATTTTCCTCTTCATGTAGTCGGCCGTGTGAGACATGCAGTCTGCCGGGGAGTCCCAGAATCCAGCGACGACCCCTGCCGCGTAGATACTGCAACCCGCATTAACGAGGCAAAGAAGGGGAAATGAGGTTGCCTGCCCCATGAGCTGGCCACATGTCTTTAGGGCTTTCCACTGTACGGTGAGGATTTGCGCCTTAACAATGCCGAATTCGGTCTCAATGAGGAACATCTCATAGGCCTTCGCCCGACACTCCTGGTCCCAAAGGACATATGTTACACCCCTGGTGTCCTTGATGGTGTTAATCTTCGAGAATCGCCGCTTTTTGCGGTTTGGGTGGATGACGCGCAGAACCTCGGGCCTGATCGGAACCGACTCAATGTCACTGAGGAGAACTGGGACAGGGGGATACCAGAGTTCCTTGTCGGAGTTGTCATCCATAACGATTTCCCTAAACGCGCAGCCCTCAGTGAGCCGGTCTAACACGCGATTCGTGAGTGCCGGATTCAGAAGATCGGTTGCCTCGGTAAAATCAGACGAGGCCAGGAACCAGTCCGGGCGGTCATGAAGCTGATCCGTAACCTTCATGACATCCAATATGTCGATTTTCTTGCCAAGACTGGGAAAGCAACCTAGCTTCCTCATCGACCTGAAAGTCGCCTGCTGCCATGCCACGGAGACCGTCGACGCAGCGGCAGACCCCGATGTAACGATGCGATTCTTGCATGCTGCCTCAGGAACCAAACTGACGCGGACGATGCGGGAGTCCCGGCCGATCTCGCCCTCGAACTCAACACTAACCTCCGTTTCAGCCAGGCTGACAATATGAGAATGATAGAGTTGTTCTGAGACGCTG